CAGCAGTCATTCTTAATCCCATTTGTTAAGAAGGCTGCTTGTCGTTACATGCAGTTTGACCCAGAGAACTACCCTGTCAAGGACTACAAGTTTAACACTACGTCTACTCTAGGTATCATTGCCCGTGAGTATGAAGTAACGCAACTTGTGCAACTACTGCAAACCATGCCAGCAGAGTCTCCACTGTACAACACGTTGATTCAGTCAATCATTGACAACATGAACCTGTCTAACCGTGAAGAACTAATGGCTAAGCTACAGCAGGCAGAGCAAGCCTCACAGCCTACTGAAGAACAACAGCAGATGCAACAAGCGGCTGCACAGGCACAGATGGCCTTCCAGCAGTCACAGACAGCAGCACTTAACGGTCAGGCACAAGAGTCTACTGCTAGAGCGCAGAAGATTGCTGTAGAGACACAGCTTGCCCCACAGGAGCTACAGATTGACCAGATTAAGGCAGTCACTGCTAACCTGAAGGCAGGCGACCAAGAGGACAAGGAGTTTGAGCGTCGTATGAAGATTGCTCAGACATTCTTGAAAGAGAAAGAGATTGACCTAAAGAATCAACCTCAACAACAACCACAGCAACCAAGTCAACCCCTTAGACTACAACAAGGATAAATTGATGGTCGTAACACGTACAGAACTAACTCAGATAGTAGAGCAAGTCAATAAGAAGTTTGATGAACTAGAGGCTAAGATTAAAGAGTTAGAGGCACTTAATGCTAAAGATACAGCACCACCTAGAAAAACTACAAAACAAACACAGAAGGCGGCGTAAGAATGACCGTAAGAGATTCCAAGCTCCGGCGTGCTGGAGTCAGCGGGTATAACAAACCTAAACGTACACCAAACCACCCTACTAAATCTCATGTGGTGGTAGCTAAGGAAGGTGATAAAACAAAGACTATACGCTTTGGGCAACAAGGTGTTAGAGGTGCAGGAAAGAACCCTAATAGTCCTGAGCAACGAGCAAGGCGTAAGTCATTCAAAGCACGACATGCAAAGAATATAGCCAAGGGCAAGATGTCTGCGGCATATTGGGCTGATAAAACTAAGTGGTAGTAAGGAGAATACTATGCCAATGGTAGGTGGAAAGAAGTACAGCTATACCCCTAAAGGTAAAGCAGCGGCAGCTAAAGCTCGTAAGCGTCAGAATATGAAGCCTAGAGCAACAGGTGGGCGTAGAGGCCGCTAATAATGATAGCAGAGATAAGTGCAATTGTTGCTGGTGTTAATGCTGCTACGTCTGCTATTAAGCGGGTAGCAGAGACAACCAATGACATCTCAAGTATCTCTGGTTTTCTATCGTCTCTTGGTGGTGCAGAAGTTGAATTAGCAAGAGCGCAGAATGAAGGTAAGCTATCTGAAGCAGATGCTGTCAAAGCTGCACTAGCCAAGAAACAAATACAAGAGACTATGAAGGAGATTAAAGATCTCTTTACAGTCAGTGGTAACGGGCAGTTATACAGTGAAGCTATGGCTGCTATGGCTGAAGCAAGGAAGGCTAAACAACTAGAGTTAGCTAGGAAGGCAGCAGCTAAGAAACAATTTTGGAAGGAGGTTAAGCAGTACTCAGCTATCTTTGGTGTAGTAGTAATACTACTTCCTATGATACTTGCACTTTTAATTAACTTTTTATTAAAAAACACTTGACAAATACAAAAAAGTATGCTATAATAGATAGGTACTTTACGTACATTCAGTATTCTTTAACAAAGGTAAAATACTTATGACTCAAGAGTTAGAAACATATTTTAACAATTACTTCTCAATGTTTCGTTCAGAAGGCTGGAAACAGTTAATCTCTGACTTACAAGGTAATGTTGGACAAATCAACTCAGTAGAGATGACTACGGATAACGATAACTTGAACTTTCGTAAGGGACAGTTAGCTATCCTAGCAACTATACTTAATCTTGAAACACAGATTGACAATGCTCAATCACAGGCAGAATCAGAAGACTCTGAGGAAGCTGTAGATGAGGTTGTTTGATTTTAGATGCCCTTGCGGCAAACTGTTTGAAGATTTAGTTAAGTCTGATGTCACAACTTCTAGGTGCAGTTGTGGCTTGGACGCTAAACGTGTTATCTCCCCGGTGAGATCTAATCTTGAAGGTATCAGTGGAGACTTCCCTGATGCACATGACAGATGGGTTAAGCGTAGGGAACAACACATGGCACATGAACGAAGGCAAACCTCGTAGAGAACCTTCATAATAAAAACCTCCACAATACTAAGGTACGGAGTTAATAATGGCTAAGATTATTGAACCTGAGCGTCAGGATAATCAAGAAGAAAACGAACAGCAACTAGAGATGTTTGCACAACCAGAGGAACAACAGGAAACTCCTGAACCACAGGAACCTGAGATCCCTGATAAGTACAAAGGCAAGTCCGCTGAAGAACTTGTACAGATGCACCAAGAAGCTGAGAAGCTATTGGGTAGACAAAGTTCTGAAGTAGGTGAGCTACGTAAGGTTGTTGATACGTATATCCAGACACAACTCACAGAAGATACGCAACCAGCACCACAACAAGACGAAGAAGTAGATTGGTTTACAGACCCTGATAAGGCTGTAGACAGGGCTATTCAGAACCATCCTAAGATTAAGGAAGCTGAAGAGATTACCCAGCAGTACCGGCAAAGTACGGCACTATCAGAGCTACAACGTAAGCATCCTGATATGAACCAAATTTTGCAGGATAATGCTTTTGCTGAGTGGATTAAAGCATCTAATGTTAGGACTAAGTTGTTTGTAGCAGCAGACCAGCAGTACGACAGTGAAGCCGCTGATGAGCTATTTAGCTTGTGGAAAGAGCGACAGAACATTGTACAGCAGACTGCCGCTGTAGAGGAGCAATCCCGTAAGCAAGCAGTTAAGGCAGCATCCACAGGTAATGCCCGTGGTAGCAATGAATCAGCACCTAAGAAGATCTACCGACGCGCAGACATTATTAACCTTATGAGAACCGACCCTGACCGCTATGCTGCTCTACAACCAGAGATTATGAAGGCATACGCAGAAAAACGGGTCAGATAGTATATCTTAGGAGATATTTATTATGACTGATTCAGTATATCCCGCAACTGGCGGGTTTGTAGATAACACTAGCGCAGCTACTTTCATTCCAGAAATTTGGAGTGATGAGATTGTTGCAGCCTACCAGAAGAACCTCGTATTGGCAAACCTTGTCAAGAAGATGTCTATGGCTGGCAAGAAGGGTGATACCATCCATGTGCCTAAGCCTGTCCGTGGTGATGCTCATGCTAAAGCTGAGAACACTGCTGTAACGGTACAGAACGCTACGGAAGGTGAAGTGCAGATCTCTATTGACAAGCACTTTGAATACTCACGTTTGATTGAAGACATTACGGACGTACAGGCTCTTAGCTCACTACGTCAGTTTTACACGGAAGACGCTGGCTACGCTTTGGCGAAGCAAGTTGACACCGACCTGCACAGCTTGGCTACTGGCCTAGGCTCTGCTGGTACGTCTTCTACGACTTACCTCAACAATGGTGGTACGTTCTTTGTAGACGCTACCAACGGTCTGTCTACCTATGCGGCTGACACTGTAACCACTGCTGATGTATTCACTGACGCTGGTTTCCGCGCTATCATTCAAAAGCTGGATGACGCTGACGTACCAATGGAAAACCGTTGCTTTGTCATTCCTCCTTCAGTACGTAACACCATCATGGGTATTGACCGTTACGTAAGTTCTGACTTCGTAAACAACGGTCAGGTAACTGGTGGTCAAATAGGTCAACTGTATGGTATTGACGTATTTGTTAGCACCAACTGCCCTGTAGTTGAAACTGCTGCTGATAACACTGTTTCTGCTGTAGACTCTTTGGGCGCACTGTTGTTCCAAAAGGATGCAATTGTAATGGCTGAGCAACTGGGCGTTCGTTCTCAGACTCAGTACAAGCAAGAGTTCCTTGCTAACCTGTTCACCTCAGATACTCTGTACGGCGTAAACGTACTGCGTCCTGAGTCAGGTTTGACCTTGGTTGTTCCTAAGTAACAATCATTTAGCTGGGGGCTGCGCTGCAGTGGCCCCTTAGCTTTATCTTTAAGGAGTGTAACATGTGGCAAGCGTTGATTGGCCCTGTAGCTAACTTAGCTGGTACTTTTCTTAAAAATAAAGCTGCTGAAAAGCAAGCTGTCCATGAGTCCAAAATGCGTAAGATTAATGCTGACGCAGACTGGGAAACTCAGCAAGCCGCTGCATCACAGTCCTCATGGAAGGATGAATGGTTTGCAGTTATTTTGAGTTTACCTTTAATTGGAGCCTTCATCCCTGACATGGTTCCCTATGTACAAGAAGGGTTTGCCGTATTGTCTACTATGCCTGACTACTACAAAGCATTCTTAGGTGGCGCTATAGCTGCCAGCTTTGGTATCAAAACTTTGTCTCACTGGGGTAAATAATGGTTCAGATAACCGTACCTATAGACTTTGACTTTCCTACTGGCTTTGAAGACACCCTGCCTAATCCCGGAAATTATTTAGTTCCTCCTTCTGTGCTGGCGGGAATACCAGATTCTTCATCTGGAGTTACCGTTAGTGATCCTCCTACAACAGGCGCAAACGTGTCTGGTTACTATGACGTTCTTCGGTCAGGTGATTTTACTGATGACCCTATAAGTATTCTTCAGGAGCTATTAAGCAACCAAGGCTACATTACAACTGGCGCTGACATGGCTGAAGGAGGTGCTTATGGCCCTGTTGAAGATAAGTATATTGTACCCGGAGGCATAGATAGTTCAATAGGCGCAGGTGCCTTTGCATTTGACAAAACCTTAAAAGACTTTGGAGGATATGACTTTGACTTTGGCAATATCTCCAATGAGAACCTAAAGAAGTTCCAAGAAGAACTTATGCCTGTTATGGCTCCCGCTGTAGCACAGGCACAGTTGGAAGGTCAGAGCTATCAAAACGCACTTATACAGGCTTATGAACGCTCACCTCAAGTACAAGAGATATATGCCAAATATGACATATCTCCTAAAAGAATAAGCCGTAACAACGCATCTGAATATCTATATGATCCTTTTACATTTTCAGAAATACAGACTGTAGACAGAAGCAAAGGCTTTATGGACTACGTAGGAGACGCAGTAACATCTGCACTTCCTACATTAGCCTTAACTGCTATTATGGGGCCGTTAGCTAGTAAATTTGCAGGGACTCTAACTGCCCCTAATACTTTTGCTAATACTACTCTTTCAAATGTTTTTACAAGTGCTGGGGTGTCTGCTGCTCAAGGTGGAGATTTAAAGGATGCTCTTACAGCCGGACTTACAACAGGCATTGGGGCATATACCTCACCTTATATTAGCGATGGTCTTAAGTCTATAGGTGTTGATGATGCTTTTTTACGCACTTACAACATTAAACCTGAAGAGTTTTACAACTCAATCTCTGGTGCTTTACTAAGCACAGCCGCAGGAGGTGATTTAGAGGACTCTATGGTTTCTGCTGCTGTTAGCTACTTAAGAAGAGCAGGAGTTCCCGGAGTAGAAGAGCCTGCCTTTGTAGAGAACATCAGAGAAGGCTTAAAAGATGCAGAAGACGTACTCAAAGGTGCGGTTCCTGAACCTATTTTAGAAGCATTCCAATCTTTAGATTCTGAAATGACTGAAGAAGAAAAGCTACAGTTTACTGAAAATTTAAGTTTTTTATCTGAAGCATTTGATCCTTCAATAGAGCCTGACAAAGAGCTAATGGCTCTTTATGACAGAATGATAGAAACTGCTAAAGCAGGAGATCAGGGTTTTCCTACAGATTTTAACAATTGGACAAGAGATGATTATGTAAAATGGCTGGTTAATCCTGCTAACAATGTAACACAAGATGATAGAGATTACTGGTATAGTCAACCGGGAGCTAGTAAGTATAGGGCTTTATATAATACTCTAGGGGAAGGAAGACCACCTTTAAATCTTGATCCAGCGCAACGAAGAGGAGTTCTTCAATCAGACGGGACATACTCTGAAGTAAGACCCGCTACATGGCGCACAGAGTCTAAAGTTATTAGTTATGATAAAAACGGAAATATAATAACTGATGGTTCAGAGGCTGACATTGCTTATGAAATACGTCAGTTTCCAGATGGAACCTATGAAGAAATAAGAAGGCCAGATGTAACAGTATCTTTGGACACTATAGATACTCAAGGTGGCGGTGGTGATACTTCAGCAGATACAGGAGGTTCTTCTGGAAGTGCTAGTGGAGAGCCTACTACTGCACCAACTACAGGTGACACAGGTGACACAGGGGGTGCGACTGGAGGCGGAATGTTAACAGGAGGACAGCCTTCTGGAGACATTGATCCTGACGTAACTCCTCCTGCTACTGACGGAGGTTCTTCAGGAGGAGGAGGCACTGTTGTTGTGTCCTCTGGAGGCGCAGACGGGGGCACCACTGAAGTAGAGACCCCTGCTCCGACTTCTGAAGCAACTTATAGTCAAAGTGATTTAGATGATGCTATTGCTGAAGCTCTAGCTCAAGCACAACAAAATGACCCTACTCAGTTTGATCAGGCAGACTTAGACGCCGCAATTGCTGACGCTGTTAAAGAAGTACAGGATAACGACCCTACAAGGTTTGACCAAGAAGATGTAAATACTGCTGTAGAAAAAGCTCTTACTAAGCAATCAGCGGAGTACGAACAAGAAATAACTGAGCTAGAAGGTAAAGCAGAATCTGCACGTCTTAAAGCTGCCGCTGACGCTAGAGCAGCAGCAGAAGCAAAAGCAAAAGCAAAAGCAGCTTCAGCAGCTAAACAGTCACAGGCTAAAATAGACGCTGCTAACAAGGCAGCAAAAACAGCAGAAGATAAAGCTAGACAATCTCAAGCAGAAGCGGATCAAGCTAAAGCAGAAGCAAGTGAAGCACAGCAAGCTAGAAGCAGAGCAGAACAAGAGAAAGCTAAAGCAGAACAAGCACAAAAAGCTGCTGAACAACAACAAAGAGAAGCTGAATCTAGACAAAGACAAGCTGAGAAACAGCAAGCAGATGCCGAAGCTAAGCAAAAAGCTGCTGAATCTAGACAAAGACAAGCTGAACAAAAACAATCAGATGCTGAAGCTAAGCAAGCAGCAGCCGAAGCTGCGGAAGCTAAAGCAGAGGCAGCTAGGGCTAAATCAGAAGCAGCTAAAGCTAAAGCTGAAGCAAGACAAGCTGCTGCTGAATCTGAGAGAGATAGCGCAAAGAAGGCACAAAAGCAAGCAGAAGCTGACGCAGCTAAAGCTGAAGCCGCACAAGCTGAAGCGGAAGCTACGGCTGAAGAAGCTACTCAGGCTAATAAAGAAGCTCAGGATAAAAAGGCAGACGCTGACGAAGCTAGAGAAAACGCGGCTAAGGCTAGAGAAGCAGCAGATACAGAAATAGATGCTGCAAGAAAGGCACAGAAGCAAGCTGAGGCTGATGCAGCAGAAGCCAGAGCAGATCAAAAAGCAGCAGAATCTAAAGCTGCTTCTGATGCCGCTGAAGCCGCTAATCAAGCTGCTAGAGACGCAGAAGCGGCTTACGAAGCAGGGTATGGCGCTGGACAAGCCGAAGGAACTACCGACGCTGGCGTTAGTGACGGTGGAGGTTCTGGAGGAGGAGTAGGTACTGGTGTAGGCACAGGTACTGGAGCAGGCACTGGAGCAGGTACAGGTGATGGCTCTGGGGACGGTACTGGTTTGTTTGCTGGTTT